AAACTATAGCTACTGAAGATAGAAAAGGTAGTGAAGTAGGGGTTATGTCTGCACCTATCGTTCAAGAAACTACATCTACTGCAGATGTGAAAGGTGGTGAAGTAGGGGTTATAGGAAGACGACAATCTCCAAATAGGTACTCAAGTCCTTTGGTTATTAATACAATAGGTACAGGGTATGCTAGTTTTACAGATACCCAAGAAGCTATTAAGTCTGCTCAAGCTGGTTTAACTGAGCTAGGTTATGTACCCAGAGGTATTGATGGTGTTCTAGGTGCAGGTACTCAAGCTGCTCTAAGATCATTCCAAGAAGCAGAAGGATTACCAGTTACAGGAACCTTAGATGCTAATACATATTCAAAGATACAAGACTTTAATGCAAAGAGATTTACACCTTCACAAGTAGTGAATGACTTGTTTAGTGAGTTACCTGATATAGAAGATGACGTAGCACACTTAGGTGATGCAGACTATACTGATGTAGGCATTACTTTGGCTTATGGTATTGTCCCAACAAGGGGCTTACAGTACAGACATAATGGTAATACTATAGACTTACCAGAAAGTGAAGCTAGAAGGTGGCCTACCTTACAAGCTGCTGGTGTTACTAGAGATAACTTTGATCCAGCTAATGTTATATTAGATAACGTAGAAAAAGATGGAGTAAGGAGAAGTGACTACAGGACAGACGAGGAATTTACCAAAGCAACTATTACTGCTTTTGAAGATAAAGTTAAAAAAGAAATGAGAGACGAAAATGTTTCATTGACAGACATTCCAGCTGGATCATTAAAGGGTGTAATATCTTTTGCTTGGAACACAGGGGATGGTCACGAATACGATGATATAGAACCTGCTTATGAAGAAATGGCAAAAGCTAATCCTGATATGGAAATTATTCAAACTGGTATGTTACAAGTATTCACTCAAGATGGCATTGTTTTAAGGGGCATAGGTGCAAGACGAGCTATAGATTATAATATGGTAGCAGAGTCTAAGTCCCAACCCACTATTTCAGCATACACTCCTAGACAATTGGCAAATGGAAAAGCAGGGTTTGAATACGAATTATCAGACGGAAGTACTTTTGAAATAGATACAGGTAAAGATTATGCTACAGAAACTTCTGAGGATGATTTCAGGAATTGGCTCGACATAAGGGTGGAGATATAAATAAATGTTTGGATTACCATTAGAACTAATCACAATGCTAGGCTCTACCGTTCTCGGTGGTGTCATGTCCATATGGGGGCAAAGCATTAAAGCTAAACAAGCACAAAACGAGATGTTACTACAAAGAGCTGAGTTCAACAGGGGTGCTGTAGATGAGGCTCGTAATGCTGGTAAGAATGACAAACACTTTGCTTGGACACGTAGGCTCATAGCTCTGTCTGCTGTGTTTGCTATCATAGTCTTACCTAAGTTAGTTGCTGTATTCTACCCTGAAGTAAATGTAATTGTAGGATACACTGAGGTAGAGGGTGGTATACTTAACTGGCTTCTCGGTGCTAACGAGACTGTAAGATGGCAAGCTGCATCTGGCTTTGTCATAACACCTTTAGATACTCACATTGTGTCAGCTATAGTTGGCCTATACTTCGGAGCAGGATTTACTAAATGATAAACAAAGACACAGAATGGCATCTCTCTAAGTCAGTACCCATCACATTAGTTGTAGCTATAGTGTGTCAAACCGTAGCTCTTGTCTGGTATGTGTCATCTCTAGATAACAACGTAAAGAATAACACTAAGGAAATACTCAGGCAAGAGGTACGTATTGAAAGGTTAGAGACTGTAGTACAAGGCCAGGCTCTAACTTTAGCTCGTATAGATGAAAACATTAAGTCTATCCGTATAATGATGGAAGCTATGAATGCTAAGAGTAAGTAAATGTATTTTACTATCAGTTATCCTAACTGGTTGTTCATCTACAATCATAGAGTACCCATCTGTTTGTCCTAACAACGAACCTAAATGTCAGAGAAACTTAAATGCTCGAACACTATCCCTTCTTGGTAACCCTGAAGCAGCTACTAAGCTTCTCTGTCAAGATCCTGATTTTAAAGCTGTCCTTGGTGACGATTGCACTAGCTGACAATGTAGAGTTAGGTGACTTCAGTAACAACTACGAAGACTCAACTGTAAGTAGTAACAACAATACTGATAGTACAACTAACAACTACAATGCTACAGGTGCAGGTGAAGCAGCACCAGCTATGTCAGCAATAGCACCTACAGTTATGGGTGGTGGAGGTAATGACAGTTGTTTGTTACCTACAACATCAGGGTTACAGCTTAGTCTGTTTGGTTACTCACAAGGTACAATGAAGCAGGACGAGTACTGTAACAGAAGAAAGAACAGTAGGTTACTAGGTACACCACAACAACTAGGTGGTCTAGGTTTACAGATTTCAGGGATAAGTATTATCTGTGACGATCCTAATGTATTCAAGGCAATGATACTAGCATCCACACCTTGCCCTATTATGGATGTTGTAACTGGTAAACTACTGATGGGTAAGAAAGCAGTAGACAAATACAGAGAAAACCCTGACGTATTTATAGTTGGGTATGAAGACAATAAGAAGTTTTGGGATAAGCTGTTACGTATAGGAGAGGATTTAACAGATGAAACAATTAAACAAACTGACACTAGCAGGGACACTCGCAGTCTTAGTGAACGGTTCAGGAGTACTCGCAGAGGACTTCAACCAGACAGGCGATCAGAAGATACAGTCGTTAATTAACACGATCAGTATTATTGACAATAGATTACAGTTGTCAATCAACTTAGGTATAGGTGCTGTAGGTTATGCTGAAGTTGGTGGTGTCATAGTAGACGGTGCACTTGACGGATCTAAAGTTACAGAAGCTATGTTGGTAGCTTACGAGGATGCTAGAGATAATGTACTAGCACATGACTATGCTACAGCTACAAATGCTAATCAGTTGTTTATCCAAGAACACACAGCTGCAATGAATAACTTAGTAGAAGCTGTTGACATCTTAGGAGATGCTACATCTGTCCTTATGACAGCTACATCTGTTGCTGAGTTTGCTGAAGAAGCTGACACAAAGCCTGAGCAAGTAGTACTGCAAGAGATGATAGCTACAGAAGAGTACAGTATATCAGCTGCTGAAGTTGAAGACTACAACAATGCCATAGATGCTGTAGCTGAGTACTCACAACAAGCTGGTGCATTCATGGCTGCTGCAAACAACACAGAGTTAACAGCTAGTATTGATACATATACTGCTAACAACAACATCATGATTGGTACTTACACAGCCATCACTTACACGCAGGATATAGATCAGTTTGTAATAGCTTGGGATGATTCAAGTTTTGGTACTGGTTGGTCTGGTTATCTAACAGATGACATGAAGGATGCTGATGATGTTTATGGAGCTGGATCATACATCCTACAACATGGATCAGCTTCAGCAGGTATGTAAGGATAGCTATGATAGAAGATGCTGAAGTAAAAGTTGGTGGGTTTACATTCAAAGGGTGGTACATAGCTGCTGCCCTGCCCATACTAGGTTCTCTTAGTGGTGGTATCTATTACGGATATGACACATTGCAAAGGTTCTATGCTGTTGAGTCAGGGATAGAAACAGTTGTAAAGAAGTCAGGTTCGTTTGATGCTAAGGCAGGAGAACTTGGTTCAAGAATACAAACACTAGAACAGGCGGTACAGGATAATGATGTTAGAGGGCTTAACACTAGGTTGTCAACGATTAGTACGCAGATGCAAACAATCTTGGAACAACAGAAAGAGTTGCTTGACTTACGTAGTCAGGTTGAGAGATCGACTGGGATCACTGATAGTCTGGGTGATAAGCTTGACAAATACCAAACAGAAATAGATGACATATGGAAAGCATATGATTCTTTAGTTGACAATCCATTAAACTAATGAGAGAATATTATGGCAGGTAACCTTAACAAAGCAAAGATGAAGTGCAACTCTCCTAAGTCTACACCTAGTCACAAGACTAAGTCTCATGTTGTCAAAGCATGTGCTAATGGTAAAGAAAAGATCATTAGGTTTGGACAGAAGGGTGTCAAAGGTAGCCCTGATGGGTCAGCTAGAAACAAAGCATTCAAAGCACGACATGCTAAGAACATTAAAAAAGGTAAGATGAGTGCTGCTTACTGGGCAAACAAGGTGAAGTGGTAATGGCTAAAGGATTATGGGCAAACATACATGCTAAGAGAAAGAGGATAGCATCTGGATCAGGTGAGAAGATGAGGAAGCCAGGATCTAAAGGTGCTCCGACAGCTAAGGCACTAAAAGATTCTAAGAAGAAGAAGAAAAAGAAATAAAGAAAGCCCCAAGGAGAAATCCAAGGGGCTTTACTTTTATGTGTCTATGTACCAGCTTAAACATTGGAATGCTTTTATATTCCAGTCTTTGATTGTGAGTAGTTCTCTTACACCAATCCTTAAACTGTATTCACAATCATCCATATTGTCATAGACTGTCTGGTCAGTTGAAGTTAAACAGGTTGTTGTCTCCAAGTAACACAGCAATATAATAGGGGTAAACATTATTCACCTTCCATTTCCTTTATTAGGTAATCCAAGTACCATCTAGCTTTACGTAGATCTTCTAAAGGTTTCTGCTTGTACCTGAATCTATGTAGGTACTTCTTACAGTTACCCTCTAAGTATCCCATGAACATCATGTGATCCATATTGTCTCTCATATACTCTATGCATTCTATTCTACCATTACCGTAGTGTGGTGGTTGGTTGACAACGTCAGGTTGAACTTCATCTTGTACAGCATCTAGGTTCCACTTAGCCATTATGCAGCTTCCTTCTGTAGGTTAATCAGTTCAGCATCTTTGTAAGGTATGTGGAAGAACTTCTCACCCTTGACAATGTACCTACCTCTAGCCTCTTTCAAGCCCTCTTGTGTAAGTAAGGTATCTTTTATTCTCCATGCTTGCTGCATGTCAGCCCTGAAGATATAGAAGTTAAGGACACCTTTGTCTTTGTACATGTTGACAAGCCTACCCTTACGTTCAGGTAATCTTATCTCAGCCCATGATGGATTCCAAGTACCCTTCCATCCTGTCTTAACTTCAGCCTCATTGAAGTATGTGTAGTCACCCTTCTGGGATACAACGTCAACATTGAAGTCTTCTTTAGTACTGACGATGGTGTGACCTACACTCTCTAAGTAATCAGCTAACCTGTCCTTAGCTTTACCATCGTATGCTTCGTACAATGCTCTGCTGAACGGTCTCTTAATCATAGCCATTATATCTTTCCCTTTCTTTAGACTAACCCTTGGATTAAACCAAGAGCTAGTACTACTGTGATGTATATTCCTATTGAAGTCCACATTATACTAAGTCTACTAACTCACAACTGTCTCCACTGCAAGCTAAAGTCTGACTACCTGATGTATTGTCTTCACTCTCATACTCAGAGACTTTAGACCAATCAATCCTGTTAGGCATCTGACCTAGCATCTTGAGGTAACCTGTCTTGTCACACTCTTGGTAAGGTGCTTGTTGGTATGTGTGTTCGTTAAACGGTAAGAATGACACACCACTCATCTCATCAAAGTGTTTGTATACAAATGCACCTACCTCAAACCATTCGTCACCTTTAACATTAATAGTTACAGATGGTTTGTGTTCACACCAGTGACGTTGGTAAGCTAGCCACATCTCTAACTGTTCGATAGCTGCCATGTCGGATGTAACTACAGCATTTGTAGGAGCCTTCATAGGGAAACTAAACACTGTAGTCTGATCAGGTTTGAATGCTTCAGGTTCGTTAGGTATACCCTGGTCAATCATGAACTGTGTCAATGGATCTTTATTGTCACCTCGTACAGTCCTGATGTAGTACTTAGAGTGTCTAGCATGTATCCCACTAGAACTATCTACAAGCTGTGACACAGTACCACTAGGTTTATTGCAAGTTATAGCAGTTGATACTGGTATACCTAGACGGTCAGACCACTCAGCATTTGTATCTACAGCAACTTTCTTTAGGTGAGCAAGTGTCTTCTCTAAACCTTTGTTCTTCAAGGCCATCA